AGAATCATTATGTAGTATCTATGTTTATAAAACAGGTACAGAAGTAAAACGTTATACACATGATAAAGTAGAGAATTTTATTGAGGGTGATAAGATTGTAGCAGCATGGTGTGGTAGATTTGATGATATCAATGATACTCATAAAAGATTAAGATTAATCATAGAATGGTATAATGCATGGACACTTGTAGAAAACAACATATCTTTGTTCATTCAATATATGATTAAAGAACGTAAGCAAAAGGATCTTGTACCTAAGAATCAAATGTTATTCTTGAAAGAGGCACAATCTAATAAATCCGTGTACGCAGAGTACGGATGGAAAAACACTGGTACAATATTTAAAGCTCACTTACTTAATTATCTTATTGAATCATTGAAAGAAGTTGTAGATGAAGATATTAATGAGGACGGAGAAATTACTAAGAAATATTATGGTATAAGAAGGATACCTGATAAGATGGCGTTAGTAGAGATGGAAGCATACCGTGACGGAGTCAATGTAGATAGACTTGTGTCACTTGCAGCTCTGATTGCGTTTGTAAAAATCAGAGAATCAAACTCTGTACGTCCTGTCAAGATTGAAAATGAAATAGAAGGGAACTTGGAAAATTCAGGAAATTTATATAAATTAAATAGTAGTCCCTTTAGAAATATAGGTAAGAAAAAAGGTTATTCAAAAGGTGTAAAAAGGGCACCGTTTAAACGTATACGTTGATGAAAATATATAATGCATTAGATTTAAAAAAAGGTGCTAAAGCTGAACATAACCGATTATGGTCTGTGTCTCAGCCTTTACAATTTTTGTCTAAAAAAGAAAAAGATGATCAGTGGGCAGCATGGAACCTAGACTGGCTAGAGTGGAACGGTATTAAGCAAATACGCAGAAATGCTAGAAAGCTTATGAAGAATTATAAGCTAGCTGAAGGTATTATTGATAAGACTGATTACATTGTTGAAGAAGACAATGAAATGAAGGATATAGTACAGCAATTAGCTTCTGATGATGAAAATGACGCATTAGAATTAAAATTTTATCCTATTATTCCTAATGTGATAAACACTCTTGTAGCAGAGTTTGCAAAAAGAAATACCAGAGTAAGCTTTAGAGCAGTTGATGAGTATACACACAATGAGATATTAGAACGTAAGAGAGGTGAGATTGAAGATGTGCTTGTTCAATATGCAGAAGCAAAGCTTGTAAACAAAATGATTCAGATGGGAGCTGATCCTAATGATCCTGAATTTGCACAAGCACTACAAGAACAAACACAACCTGACGCTTTAAAACAATTACCTGAGATACAAGATTTCTATGCAAAGGACTATGAAGTTATTGCTGAAAAGTGGGCTTCTAAACAGTACGTTATAGATGAAGAAAGATTTAAAATGGATGAGCTTGAAGAAAGAGCTTTCCGTGATAAACTTACAACAGATAGAGAATTCTGGCATTTTAAAATGTTAGAAGATGACTATGATGTAGAACTATGGAATCCAGTACTTACATTTTACCATAAATCACCTGATGCAAGATATATTTCTGAAGGGAACTGGGTAGGTAAAATTGAAATGATGACAGCGGCTGATGTTATTGATAAATATGGATGGGTGATGAATGAAGATCAGCTAATGTCCTTACAACAACATTACCCTGTTGGTGCAGCAGGATATCCTATTGCAGGTTATCAAAATGACGGAACATTTTATGATGCTACAAAATCACATGAGTGGAATACAGGTTCACCATCATTAGAATACAGACAACTTACCTCAATGAGAGATAATTTTGTAAATAATGGTGATGACATTATAGAATGGGTATTAGGAGAATCAGAGGATTATTTATCTGATGGAGCACCTAATATGTTACGTGTTACTACAGCATACTGGAAATCTCAAATAAAAATAGGACACCTTACTAAAATTGATGATGCAGGTAGAGTTCATACAGATATCATTACGGAAGATTATGACGTAACAGATGAACCTGTTTACAATACAACAATGATAAGAAACAAAACTAGACAGAATCTAGTATTTGGTGAGCATATAGAGTGGGTATGGATTAACAATACCTGGGGAGGTGTTAAAATAGGACCTAATGCTCCAACTTTCTTAGGTATAGAAAATTCAGGAGGAATAAATCCGATTTATTTAGGAATAAATCAGAATAATATCAAACCTCTTAAATTTCAGTTTAAGGGTGAAAGTACTCTCTACGGCTGTAGACTACCTGTAGAAGGAAGAGTATTCTCCGATAGAAATACAAGATCACATTCACTTGTTGATGCAATGAAACCTTTTCAAGTAGGTTACAACATTGTAAACAATCAAATATCAGATATACTTATTGATGAAATAGGTACTGTTATTATGTTAGATCAAAACACTTTACCAAAACATTCTTTAGGAGAAGATTGGGGTAAAGGTAATTTAGCTAAAGCATATGTTGCAATGAAAGATTTCAGCATGTTGCCTTTAGATACTTCTATTACAAATACAGAAAACGCATTAAACTTCCAGCATTTTCAACAGCTTGATTTATCACAAACAGGAAGATTGATGTCTAGAATTCAATTAGCACAATACTTTAAACAGCAAGCATATGAGCAAGTAGGTGTATCTGCCCCAAGAATGGCACAACAGTTAGGAGCTAATGTAACAGCTACTGAAGTAGAGCAAGTTCAAGCAGGTTCATTTGCACAAACAGAAATGCATTTTGTAGAGCACTGTGATCATTTAATGCCTAGAGTACACTCTATGAGAACGGACTTAGCACAATGGTATCATTCAACAAAACCTTCTGTAAGGTTACAGCATATGACTTCGTTAGATGAAAGAGTAAACTTTGAAATTAACGGTGAAGATTTAATGCTTAGAGACATCAATGTATTCTGTTCTACTAAAGCTAATCATAGACAAATGTTAGAAAAAATGCAGCAGTTAGCTATTCAAAATAATACTACTGGTGCTTCTATATATGATTTAGGTAAAGTAATGCAGGCTGATTCAATGGGTGCTTTAGAAAGTACGTTAAAAACTGTAGAAGAAAAGACCAAAAGACAAGTTGAAGAACAACGCGCTCATGAGCAGAAAATGGCTGAAATGCAAATGCAACAAGCTGAAAAAGAAAAAGCTATGGAGCTTGATGCTGAAGCTAGAGAGAATGAAAAAGATAGACGTAAAGATTTACTTGTTGCTGAAATTAAAGCTGCAGGTTACGGATCTATGCAGGATATAAATCAAAATATGCAATCAGATTTCCAAGATGCTTTACAAAATTTGAAGAAAACAGAGCAATATAAAGAGACTGCTTCTGTACAACAACAAAAAGCTTCAGATAGTAAAGCTCAACATATGGACAAGATGAATCTTAAACGTGAAGAGATGAATACAAAGCGTGAAATGAAACAAAAAGATTTAGAAATTGCAAGAGAAAATAAAAATCAATATGATGTAAAAAGTAAAAATGATAAAAAGAAATAATAGCTTTAGCCATATACTAGAAAATTATTTTTTATTTAGTCGTTTTTTTTAAATCTATTATATTTATTTTTAATAATATTGTATGTATATTATAATAAGTTAGTCATAAAGAAAAACCAACATTATGAGTAAAAAAGAAGCAAGCACTAATGTTCAACAAGTTGATATAGACATTGATGAATTATTAGGAACAGGTGTAGATTCAGTTATGTTAGCTGATGAAATAGCAGATGATAAAAAAGAAAAAAACAGTCTTTTTTCACCTATGGAGCCTGATTTAACGTTCCTTGACAAGCCGGAGACAGAGCCGGCAAATGAAACTAAAGTAGATGATAAGTCTAATAAAGCAGATGAAAAATCAGAAGTTAAAGCTGAAGCAACAACTACTGAGACAACTGCTGAAACAGATGAAGCTGATGATTTTGATCCTTTATCACAACCTTCTAATAATTTAAATGTAGAAGATGATGAAGATACAAAATCTAAAAAAACGGGTAGACCGTCAGCATTAGTTACTGCTACGAAAAAGCTTTTTGAAAAAGGCGTATTAACTCCTTTTGTAAATGATAAAGGTGAAGAAGAAGATGTAACCAATTATACTGTTGAGGATTTTGAAGAATTAATTTCTTCTAATTTAGAGCATAAGTATAAAAATGAGTTACCTCAACAATTCATACAAGCTTTACCAGATGAGTTACAAAGAGCTTATCAGTATGTATCTGAGGGAGGAACAGACCTTAAAGGAATGTTCAAAGCATTATCAGCTTCTACGGAGATTAAAGAACTTGATCCTTCAAAAGAACCTCATCAAAAGCAAATCATCAGACAATACTTAAATGCTACTAAATATGGTACGCCAGAAGAAATTGAAGATGAGTTATACGCGTTAGAAGATAGAGGTGATTTAGAAAAGAAAGCTAATCAGTTTAAACCTAAGCTGGATAAAATGCAAGATGAGATTGTTAATCAAAGAGTTGCAAGACAGCAGGAAGAAACAAAACGTAGACAAGAAGCATCACAGATGTATATTGACAATATCTACACTACTTTAGAAAAAGGCGAGTTGAATGGAGTTAAATTAGATAATAAGACGCAGAATATGTTATATCAAGGTCTTGTACAATCTAATCATCCTTCAATGAGCGGCAACGGTTATACAAACTTGTTAGGTTCATTATTAGAAAAGTACCAATGGGGTACAGAAAAAGAAGCACCTAGACATGATTTAATAGCTGAAGCATTGTGGTTACTTAAAGATCCTGAAGACTATAAAAATAGATTAAGAGAAGGGATTGAAAAGGAAACACATGAAAAAACATTAAGAACACTAAAAACTACTGAACAGAATAGTAAGTCTGCAAGTAGTTATAATGAAAATAATAATGATACTACTAAAAGAAGGACTAGCAGAGGTATTCCTAAGCAAAGAAGAAATTTCTTTGGTAGATCATAAAGTTGTAAGTTTTAATTATTAATTATATATAAACCTGTTACAAATGAGTACACCAAGTTTTAACAATGGCTTGTTTTTAAGAGATACTGCGTATCAAGCAAGCTCACACGTTGATTCTTACCATTTAGCTAATATGCTAAAGGATGCAGAACCTATGGACATGGGACCAGTAGATATCTGGGCTATGACACAAAAGGTTGAAATGCCTCTTTATCAAATGTCAAGCTTTGGTGGTAAGAATGTAATTGAGGTAGAAAATATCAGAGGTGAGTACAAATGGCAAACTCCTATTTCTCAGGATTTACCGTACATCATTGATGATATTGAACCTAAAAACCTTAGAAAAGGGGTTGACGGAACTACATTCAAGATTAAATTGAATAAGAGAGAGTTCGGTCACGGAGACATCATTACTTATGATAAGTATAACGGTGTCGAATTAATTATTTCTCCAGAAGAAGATATCTTACCTTTAGGTGATGGTTTCATCTACACTGTGAGTTTAGTTAATAACGACAACTACAAATACTTAGATAATAAGTTTTTAAAGTCTGGGACTAAATTCTTCAGAAAGAGTTCTGCTAGAGGTGAATACGGAGAAAGATTCTCTGACATCACAACTAAGTCAGGATACAGAGAATTCTACAACTATGTAGGAGGAGCTGAAGCACACGTTCATTATTCTATTTCTTCTAGAGCAGACATGCAGATTAAAGGAGGAATGAATGCAGACGGAACTGTTCCTGTAACTGAGATCTGGAGAAACTTTGACAAGTCTATGGACCCATCAGTATCTTCTATTGAAGACATGGTAGGGAAAATGGGTAAAGACTATGTTAAGAGAGCTATTTCTAACGGAGATTTATCAAGATCATTCTTGACTTCATTAGAAGCTGCACACTTGACTAAAGTTGCTACTGATATTGAGACTTACTTAATGTGGGGACACGGAGGTAGAGTTAGACAAGACGGTCCAGATGATATCAGATTATCTGTAGGTTTATGGAAGCAGTTAGATAACTCTTTCAAAAGAGTATATAACAAGTCTTCTTTCAACTTAGAGTTATTCAGAGCTGAGCTTTACAACTTCTACAATGGTAGAGTTGACTTTACTGGTCCAGATCCACAAAGAAAAATTGTTGTTCAGACAGGTATGGGAGGAATGAGAATGGTTAATGAGGCAATCAAGAGAGAAGCTGCTTCTCAAAACTTTGCAATTGACCCTTCTGATAGATCTGGTATTGGAGCAATCAAAGGTCAAGGAATGAACTTAGGATTTGGATATGCATACACTAGTTATGTAATTCCTTTCTTAGCAAACGTAGAGTTTGTAATCAACCCTGCATTTGACAATGTTCATACTAATGACATTGAGAATCCAATCATTGATGGTCACCCATTATCATCTTATTCATTCATCATTTTTGATATCACTGATAACACTAATGACAACATTTACATGTTGAAATTAGCATGGGATAATCAATTAAAATGGTGGTACCAAAATGGTACAATGGATTACATGGGTAGAACTCAAGGATTCCAGTCTTCAGGTCAGTTTAACGGATACAGAGTTTATATGACTCAAGCTATGCCTGCAATCTGGGTAAAAGACCCAACTAAAGTTCTTAAAATTGTAATGAGAAACCCTATTACAGGAGGATCATTCTAAGAATAGTTTTTTAAAAAAAGGAGGGGGTAACTCCTCCTTTTTTTTATTATAGTCAGTATATTTACAATAAACCAACAAATTAATTATTATGGCAACAAAAAGAGCTACACAAAAAGTAGAAGGTGACACAGTAGAAGTAAAAGGTGCACCAGAATTATCAGCACCATTACAACCTTCAGTTCCAGAAAGTTTAAAGAAACAACCTGTAGTTGCATCTAAAAAGAAAAAGAAAGATCCTGCAGCGTTTAAAAACATGTTTGAGAAAACAGGTAAAATTTCTGTTAAACCGTTTGTTGATCCTAATAAAGAAAATATGGGATTAGAAGATTACGGTTATGCTTTATTTCCAGGAACTTACCATGAAGAGCAGTTAGCTGCAATTGAAAGAAACGGGTTAGTAAGATTCATTACAGGATTAGATGAATTTGCTCCTGAAGTACAGAACATTAGAGATGAAGAGCAAAAAGAAGCTGTCATTTTTAATATTAGATCTGTTGTTGCTCATTTAGAAAAACTATTAGCAACAAATGTTCTTGACGTTGAGGATGCTGACTTCTGGAATAAAGTAAAATTACTAAGACCTGAAAATTTTGAATTCTGGGGTAAAGTATCATTAAGATGTGGTAATGAACCTTTACATCTAGAACCTTTAAATGACCCTTATGATTTAATTAAACTTATGGCTATTGAAGCAGGAGGATTTGATTTAATAGGTAAATCATATGAGGATGCAAATGCGCAAGCAGTAACTCCAAAATTCTTTTTAGACAAAGAGGTACATACAGTATCTAACAGAACAACATACAAGAAATTACGTAACAGTGCTATTGGATTACTTGATGCAATGTATAACAAGTTTCCTAAGAAGTTATTTTATGTTACTAAAATTCTTGATACAGACTCTGCTACATATAAGATTACTACACCGTTAGATATTCTTTATGATGTAATGGATGAGTTCATTAACGGATACGGTATGGAAACAAATAAATCTAAAGCTGCTGAAATGTTTAGTAAAACTGCAGAGTTAGATATGGAAACATTGAAGTTAAAAGCAATTGTAAAAGATGCTACATTCTTCAAGTTTATACAATTAAAAACTGACGGTATGTTATACCACGCAGCATCTTCTACGATGTTAGGTAGAAATGTATCTGATGTAGTATTGTATTTAAAAAATCCTCTTAATGAAGATGTTCTTATCAGAATATTACAAGAAGTTGAAGATTTTTGGAAAGATTAAAATATTCTGATTATATTATTATATAAACTTTATAATATGAAACTTTTACAATACATGGCATATAAACAAGGAGGATCTACTAAAAGTAAAAGTAGAGTAAATGAATCCGGGAATTATACTAAACCAGGTTTACGTAAAAGACTTTTCAATAGTATTAAAGCAGGAGGCAAAGGGAGCAGACCGGGACAATGGTCTGCTCACAAAGCTCAAATGCTTGCTAAAAGATATAAAACTGCTGGTGGCGGTTATAAAAATTAATTATTAATCTAAAAGTAAACAATCATGTCGGACAACATGAAAAAAGCAGGAATGACGTACAAAAAAGGCGGAGCTGCAAAAAAAACAACTAAGAAAAAGTATCAAACTGGTGGTGCTACAGGTTTTGAAAAAAGACAAGCTAGAAAAGTAAGTAGAGCTAATACAAGAGCTAAGGTAGCTGAGATTGAAGGAGAAGGTACTGTAGCTCAAAAAAGAGATAGTAGAGCTAAACGTATTGCAACAGCAACTGGTACTGCAAGAAAGAAAACTCCAAAATCTGTATCAACTTCTGTAACTAAAACAGATAACAGAAATAGTGGTAATACTTCAAATGTTACTACTTCAAGAGGTGGTAGTGCAACTGGTGGTAAATCAGGTTCAATGTCAAGATCAGGTTCAGGTTCTAAATCAGGTTCAACATCTAAATCAGGGTCTACATCTAAATCAGGTTCTGCATCAACAATTGATAAATCAAAGAAAAGATCTAATACTGAAGTAACTCAGAAACAAAAAATTAATAATAGTGTGAATAAGCGTTACAAAAAAGGTGGATCTGTAAAAAAGAAAAAGTAATACCTAAGAAAAAAGCTGGTACCAAAAAAGGTAAACAGCAGCAATGTGGAAAAATAAAAAAACGTAAGTAATGAATAACGGTACTATTATATTAAAAGTAAAACAAAGGCTAAACAAGTTAGATAGTTCAGACTATGATAACATTGATGTATGGCAGATTGTAGAAGCTTTTAATAAAGCACAAGTAGTATGGTGTAGAAGAAACTTACACGGGCTTAATGTTAAGCAAACTGGTGATGAGCAATCTAAAAGACGTATTGATGACTTACAACGATTGTTAACAGAAGATGTAATCACATTATTAAAAAAATCAGGATATTACGTAAGTACAAATGAGTTACCTGCAGATTATTTTGAATGGAAAAGAATTAGTGCTAATGTAACAAGTGATTGTTGTGATGAGCCTAGAAGAATGGTAATTTATTTAGCTGAAGAAGCTAACGTAGATGAATTACTCAGAGATAAGAATAAACAACCTAGTTTTGATTGGGCAGAAACATTCTGCACACTTAAAGAAAACAAGGTTAGAGTATATACTAATGATGAATTTGATGTACCTAGTGCAACACTTTCATATTACAGACAACCTATTAGAATTGAAGTAGCTGGTAAATCAGATCCATATACGTTATCGGTATCAACTGTTGATGTAGAATGTGAATTCAAAGATGATATTGTTGAATTATTTATAGATGAAGCTGTAAAAATATTAGCTGGTGATATTGAATCAATTAATCAACAGCAAATTGCTTCAGGACAAGTTGAAGGTAACAACTAAAAAAAATTACATAAAGTATTAATAATTGAGAAATTATATTTATATTATATTATATTTGTTTGTTTAATTAAATTTTTTAAAAATGGCGTATTTTAATCATGCTTATAAAAAGTTGTTTGTTGCAACTAAAGCAGATGGTCAGTATCCGGTAACAGTAGATGATGCGTTACCAGGGGGTAATGATCCTTCAGTGGAAATTCAAGACGGAATTGTTTTTTCAGATCATCACGTATCTTATTTATCACAATTAGGTGCAGGTGCAGTAGGTTTTTTTGGTGCAGGTGATAACGCACCAAGTGGTAAAGATGTTGCTGCTACATTAGGAAATTTTGGTAATAGCTGTTGTGCATTTTATGTAGCAGGTTCATCATTAAAAACTAATGATAAGCAAGGACCTTTCCATGGTGGGTACAAAGAATCTCACAAATCAAAAATTGTAAACCCTAAGTACATTAGAAAAATGTGGGGTGTATATTCTCAAATTGCATCTAGAGCAGCGTTAGAGATTGGTGGTACAGTAGCTAATATTGCAGCTAATGCAGATTGTAACAAAGAATTTTTGTGTGAGGAGTCTTACTACTTAAGACTTGAAGTAAAAGGAAGTGCAGCTTTAAGATTTGCAAATCACAACTTATATCAGACGTTACAAGCTGACGGAGGATGTTGTGCAGATCCTACAAACCCAGCTCCAGTATCTCCTGAAGTAATTTATTTACAATTTGCTGAGCAAATTGCTGAGAATCCTTACTTAAAGGATTTTGTAAGACCTTTAATTCAGGTTACTTATGATCCAGGAACAGGTGTTGTTACTGAAACTTTAGCAGCTACTTCAGCTATTGCTTTAGAAGAAGGATTAGATGCTGATGATGTATTTGCTAAACTTACTGATAGTTCATTAGCTGGATACATTGATCCTGCAACTATTCAATCTGCAGGTTTAATTTTAGTAGGAGCTTACGTTGATACTAAGTTTTCTGATTGTACTTTCCAAACTTCAGACTACTACGGTAAAGAGCCAATTCAATTATTTGCTTCTGAAGTAGATTTAAACGGAGATCCGTGTACTTTCTCAGGATTATGTGTTACTGAAGTTTGTCCAGGTATTGAAGCACAAGGTTTAGGTGAAACAGTTATTAGAGAGTTAATTCAATCTGAAGCTTACTTACAAAACTTTATGCATTCTGACTTAAGAATCAGAGAGATCACTCAAGGTACTGCAGTATTTGATGCGATTGATAGAACTGAATTATATAGTAAGTTTTACATCTTACACTCAGTTCCTAGATTTAACAATCCAACAGGAGTATTTGATAATGATCAATACTTACTAGAGATTGTAGGTTCTGAGCCGTTAGTTAATTTATTAGTCAAAGAGGCATTAAGTATTGCTGATCAATGTGTTGGATGCGAAGTTGTTCCACTTATTGAGCAAGATAAATGTGAAATTGATTTAATCAATGAAGTGTAATAATTAGTTAATTAATTTGTTTTAAAGGAGAGTGGAGTTTATACTCTTCTCTCCTTTTTTTTTAAATAAAATTTTAAAATGGGACAACACGTACTAAGTCTAGAAGCACCTGATACAATGAATGATTGTATTTTAAGAGTTGTTGACACAACGGTGTATGATATTAATTTGCAAGTAGACTGCCCAATATTAGAGATCACTTTACCGGGATTTGCTTCTAGTGTACAACTAGGAAGTGATGTGATTGCACCAGGATTTATCTTAAACTTAACTGCTTGTGATTTAGAAGTACAAACAGCTAATTGCGGTAAATCATTTAATAGTCTACAAGACGGTATCTATATTATCAAATATAGTGTATCACCTAATGATCAAGTATACGTAGAGTATAATCACTTACGTATTACTTCAGCATTAAATACATATCAAAAAGTGATGTGTGATATTGATGTTGCAGGTTGTGAGCCTAACTCAGAAACTGCAAAGAAATTAGAACAATTAAGAAAAATTAAATCTTACTTAGAAGCCGCAAAAGCAAAAGTTGAAGTATGTCATGAGCCTAAAAAAGGAATGGAAATATACAACTACGCTGTAAAACTTTTAAGTAAATTTGAATGTAATAGTTGTCAGTAAATAAACATTAAAAAACCAATAATTATGAAATGTGGAAATTGCGGAAATACATTAACGTGCGGATGTAAAAAAAGAATTGCAAAAGATGGAACAAAATGTTGTGCATCTTGTGTAACGGCGTATAATAATAAATTAGCTACAGAAGGTAAATTAAAGTCTTCTGACGGCAATAAATAATCTAACATATGTGTGGTGTTGCATTTAGAATAAAAGATCTTTCTAATAATCAAGAACTTAATATTGAAATCGCAGGAGCAATTGATATCTGTAATTATCCTGTGGGAACTATTGTAAAAGTTACTGCAGAAGGACCTACTATTGAATGTGCTGAAATAGTCCTTGTAGGTAGTACTTGTCCGAATATACAAAATCCTTGTTCTGATGATCCTAATGATATTTTAGATGTTATTGGAGAATATGAACCTGGATACGGTAATTCAACATTGGAAACTGTAACATCTAATAAATATGTGTTAATAGATTGTGCAGGAGTTTTACCTATTACTGAATCTACAGAAGCAGGATTAGAGTTTTATGTTGATAAGGTAATTAAAACTATACCTGCAGATCCAGGTGAAGGTAAAGATGAAACATGTCTACTTGTACAAAAAGAGTTATGTACACCACCTTATCCTACATTTAGTTTGTCATCAGTAATAATAACGGATTATTTTCCTACGTGTATTGAATGTCTTACTGTTAAGCCTATTACTCCAGAAGAAGTAAAGAAAAGAACAGTAAACCCAGGATATAATACACCAGCATGTTCTCCTGAATACTATGATAAAATAAGCTGTAAGTTTAGTGAAACAGTATATCAAGAAATAGTTAAAAAAAGATACGGAATAGATTTCTGTTGTGAAGATGACGCTAATAAATGGGATGTTAAAAAAGAGTTGTTATATCTAGCAGCTAAAACAGATCCTGATATTTGTGAAACTATATGCCCAACAAACATTACAGAATGTAATATTTTATGTTTAAACGTAGATACATGTGATTTAAATCTTAATACTTTCACACAATTTGTTACAAATGGTTCAGCAGACATGACTGATTTAATTACTTCATATTTAGACTATGAAGTAACAGATCCTGTTTTATATCAAGATTTAGGTTATTTTGATTGTGCATATAATCTTACATACTGTTTACCTTTGTGTTTTTATACAGCTCAATGTTATAAAGCATTAGAATCGTTTATAGATGAATATATAGCTTCTTTAGAAGAATGTAAGGAAACGGCTTCTACTACAGAACAGGAGCTACAAAAATTTTATGCTAGCATTACAAACGAGATAACTGAATGCATAGAATATATAACTTCTTTAACAGTAGATATAGAAACAAAAACTATAGAGCTTAATCAATGTCAAGCAGAGTTACAAGCATTAATTGATGCGGGTGCTCCTCAAGCTGAGATACAGATTAAAGAAAAAGAATGTGCTGAAAGACAATATGTTTTAGAGGAGTTACAAGATGAGCTTACAATTGTACAACAAAACTGTGGTGCTATTTGTAGTTGCAGCGGTACTATTGAAGAATTAGTATCTTATTTAGTTACGATTACAACAAGAAGAAGTTTAGGTAATCAATTTTATACAGATTATGTTATTCAGATTAACGAGCTTATACAAAAATTACAAATAGCTTATGCTTTAATGCAAGATTGTAATACTTGTGATGTAATTTTTCCAGCTCTTTACGGAGGATTAATTACATATACTACATGTAATGGATCTGAAATATCAATGCCGTTAGCACCATTTTTAAAAATATATAGTCAAGTTACAACAAATTATGTGTATAGTAATGACAGCTACGGATTAAGTAATTATCAAGATTTGATGAGTAGTATTATAACTCTTAGTGAAGAATGTGATGCTTTACCAAGTTGTACAGATAGTACAGATCTTCCTAATTGTGTATCATAAGCATAAATTGTACAAGTAAGAAAATTTGATTATATTATATATAAGGATCAAGATAAAAACAGATATAAATGAAACCTATAAATAGCAATAAAGAGGGATGCAGTCCAATATCTTCAAACTGCGTTATTTGGCAAGGACCAGATATTGAATGTATCAATCTATGTAAAGGTGATACAGTATCAGATGTTGTATATCAATTAGCAACAGCATTATGTGCATTACTTGACCAAGTCAATGTTAGTGCATATGACTTAAGCTGTCTAAATTTAATACAACAAGATCCGATAGATTTTCAAAAGTTAATACAGATTCTAATTGATAAAATTTGTCAATTAGAAGGAATAGAACCTGGCTCAGGCACTCCTTCAACAGGGAGTGCAGGATGTCCTGATTGTCTAGTTACTGTTGCTCAATGCTTAGTAGAAAATGATCCTGTAACAGGCAATCCTATTTTAAAAGAACAGTTAACTAGTTATGTAGAAAGAATTGGTGTTTTTATTTGTCAAATTCTTGAAAGCATAACTGCAATTGAAAT